AACTACAAGAGTAGGTTTAACAGTAACAGAAACATTAGTAACACCTGAGGCAGATGGTTCACTTACAGATAACTCTAGAGGTTCATCTAACTATGCTGCGAAAGGAGCACACAGATTAAAAATAGAATTAACACTTGCTAAACTAGATGTAACATCTACTGCAGATTCTTCATTTATAGAAATGATGAGAATAGATGGCGGAACTTTAGTATCTAAAGCAAGAGTAACAGAATATTCTGTATTAGGAGATACCCTTGCAAGAAGAACCTTTGATGAATCAGGTGACTATACAGTTAAACCATTTATCTTTGATACAAGAGAAAGTATTACTAACACAGTAGAAGGTAAAAAATTTACAGGTGTATATACATCTGGTACAACTACAGATGATGGCGGAACTGCTTCAGATGATTTACTTGCACTATCATGTTCTGCTGGTAAAGCTTACATAAGAGGATATGAAGTTGAAAAGTTAGGAACACAATTTTTAGATTTAAAGAAAGCAAGAACAGTTGCTACAATTAATGCTGGAGTTACAAACTTAGAGTTAGGTAACTTTGTTAGAATTACAAATTTATATGGAACACCAGACATTGGTAGTGTTAGTGGTGAAACAACAGCTTACAAACAAGTAAAATTATTCTCTGGTGAAACAATTACTAGAGGTACTGCATCACAAGATGAAGCAATTGGTGTTGCTCGTATAAGAGCATTAGAATATGAATCAGGTGTATCTGGTACTACAAGTGCAGTTTATAAAGCACACTTATTTGATGTGCGTACATTTACTGTATTAACATTAAGTGGAGTACCAAGTCCAACATTGATTGCAACTCATACAACAGGGGTACAATTAAAAGGTCTTACTTCAGGTGCAACAGGATTTGTTTTTGATACAGTCAATAGTGCTGCTGATGGTGAAAGAGTTCGTTTAACAAATGTCATTGGTACATTTAGTTCTGGTGAAAAATTAATTGCATCAGATTCAGCTGAAACTGGAAAACTTATAGAAACTGCTGCTAATGCAGATATAACAATTTCATTAATAACTGCAAGAACATTTGCAGAAGCAAAACAAATATTTCAAGATGATGCTGATGGTGGACAAGACTTTACAGCAGATATCGAATTATCAAAAAGAAGTAATATAAGTTTAATTACATTAAATGCTACGGATGCTAGTCTTGCAAACGCAAACGACAATCTATTAACAGAAGATGGTAACTCTGAAATAGGTCTTGAATCTTTAACAGATGCAGTATTAGTATCACCAGAAAAAAATGTTGCAATATACAAACTTCCTAAACCAGTTATTAAAACTTTATTAACAGATTTAAATAATAATTCAAGTGATACATCATATACAATTAGAAGACAATTTGTTGCAACATCTAACGCATCTGGTGTAGTATCAATAAGTGCTGGTAGTAACGAAGTCTTTGGTGGATTTGCTGAAGTAGATTATGTAATGTCAATATTAACTGCTGGAGATGGTTCAGGTGTTCAAGGACAACTAGTACCTATCAGTGGTAAGATTGCTGGAACAGGTGGAACAAAAACTAAAACAACAAATTTATCTAAACAAGTTAAAGTATTAGCTACAGACTCAGATGGTGCATTTGGGTGTAGGTCAGATGATAAAGAAATATCTTTAGGTCGTGCTGATGCATTTAGATTACAAGCAGTATTTGATTCTGAAAGTACAAGTTCAGATGCTAGTTCGCCAGGACTAGTATTAGGAACAGTTACAGGAACATTTACTAGAGGTGAAAAAATTACAGGTTCATCTTCTGGTGCAGAGGCAAGAATTATTACAACAACAAGTCCTATCGCTTATGTATTAACAGATGGGTTTGGTGCAACAGACTTTACAACCTCTGATACAATCACAGGTGAATCTTCTGCGGCAACTTCAACAGTAACAACAGTAACAGCTGGAAGTAAAATAGTAACATCTAACTTTACATTAGACACAGGACAAAGAGATAACTTCTATGACATTTCAAGAATCGTTAGAAAACCAAGTGCAGAAAAACCTTTAGGAAGATTACTTGTAGTCTTTGATTATTTCTCACATGGTAATGGAGATTTCTTTAGTGTAGATTCTTATACTTCGGTTAGTGGACAAATGAATTATGATGACATACCAACATACAGTGCTACAAAGATTGACCCAGATGACCCTAAACCATCAGGAATATTTCAGTTGAGAGATTGTTTAGACTTTAGACCAACAGTAGAAAATATTACTGGTACTTCTGAAACATTAGCTGCAATAGATACAATTACTGCAACTGCAAGTTCTTTTGATTTTACAAACAGACAGTTTGATGGTACAGGTGCTGTTACAATAGATACACCAAAAATTAATAACGCATTAACTTGTGACTTTGAACATCACTTAGCTAGAAAGTCTGCATTGTATATAGGAACAAATGGTGATTTTAAACTAGTAGATGGTGTTCCTGCTGAAGACCCACAAGACCCAGCAATATTAAATGATGCTATGAAACTTGCATCAATTCATATTCCTGCTTTCACATTTACACCAGACAGTATAAGTATAACAAGAGAACAAACTCAAAGATTTACCATGAGAGATATTGGTAAACTACAAAACAGAATAGATAATTTAGAATATTATACTTCATTAAATTTATTAGAAAGAGATGCAGAGAGTTTACAAATATCTGATGTCAATGGATTAAACAGATTTAAATCTGGTTTCATAGTAGATAACTTTGCTGGACATAAAGTTGGTGATGTAATACACCCAGATTATAAAGTTTCTATAGATATGGAGAACAACGAATTAAGACCTAAGTGTATAATGAAGGCTGCTAAGTTAGTAGAGAAAGTTACTACAGATGCTGCAAGAACAACAGCAGGTTATCAGAAGACTGGTGACTTATTAACATTACCATATACAGAAAAAGATTTTATAACACAACCATATGCAACAAGACCAGAGAATATTCAGTCAGCATTAATTTATGAGTATGTAGGAAAGATTACTTTATCACCAGGCAGTGATGTGTGGTTTGAAACAGAAGTTGCTCCTGCTATTATCGTAAATATTGATGGTAACTTTGATGCTGTAACTGCTGCAAATGCAAATAACATAGGAACAGTTTGGAATGCATGGGAAACACAATGGTCAGGTGTCACATCAAGAACATCAACGCATGTAGGTTTTGCTCGAGATTTTGGATTAGGCCAACATGGACTTGCACAAAGAACAATTACTAACACAAGGTCTGACCAAACAAGAATAGGTACAAGGACTACTGTTGTTGAACAAGTAGAAAACGAAGTAGTAGGTGAAAGAATTGTAGCTAAAGCATTAATTCCTTTTGTTAGACCAAGAGCAATTGTTGGTTTAGGTGAATGTTTTAGACCAAACACAAGATTGTATGCTTTCTTTGATGGTGTTGCTGTGAGTAATTTTATTACCCCAACATCTTCAAGTTACACAAACTTAACTACAAATATTATAGAAGGTAATGCATTAATATCTGATGCACAGGGTAAAGTAGAATTTACATTTAGAATACCAGAGTATAGATTTGCTGGACAACAAAGTATTCCAAAGTTTAAATCAGGTGATGTAGACTTTAGATTAACATCAGATGATGAAAATAAAAAAGCACCTGCTCCTACAACAGTAGGTCGAGTAGACTATGTTGCTAGAGGTGTAATAAATTCTACATCACAAATAATCGAATCAACTAGAAATGCAGTAGTGGTTCAAGATACTGTAACTCAAAATCAATCAATAACAGCTTCATCAACACGACTAGAAAAATATGACCCACTGGCACAAACATTTCAAATATCTGAAACTGGTGGATGTTTTATATCATCTGTAGATTTATTCTTCTCAGAAAAAGATACTAACTTACCAGTATGGGTTGAGTTAAGAGAAGTAGTCAATGGTTATCCAGGCCCTACACTAATACCATTTGGAAGAAAAGTTTTAAATCCAAGTGATGTTAATCTAGATGCAACAACAGGTAACACTGCAACAAAATTTACTTTTGATTCACCTGTATATTTAAAAGAGGGAATTGAATATTGTTTAGTTGTTATGACTAATAGTTTAAATTACAGAGTGTGGATTGCTGGTTTAGGTGAAAAAGATGTATCTGGTACAAATAGAATTATTTCTACACAACCACATTTAGGTTCATTATTTAAATCACAAAACAACACTACATGGTCTGCAGTACAATCAGAAGACTTGAAGTTTACTATGAGAAAATGTAACTTCACATCTGGTTCTGGTATAGTTACTTTACAAAATGATTTCTTAGGTGATGCAGTAACAGCAGAGGATGGTATTACAACAGTTTATGGACAAAGATTAAAAAGTAATCCAATCGTATTAACAAACAGTTCAGCTGTAATAAGAGTGAATCACCCAGACCACGGCATGTATAGTACATCAAATAATGTTACTATCACAGGAGTGTCTTCTGGTGTATCAACAACATTGAATGGTGCAATCACAATAAGTGCAACAGCTGTTACATTAACATCTGCTACAGGATTCCCTACAAGTGGAACAGTACATATTAAAATAGATAATGAGATTATGTCTGGTACAATGTCTAGTGGAACAATATCTAGTATTACTCGTGGACAAGATAGTACGACAGCAGTTCTACATGCTAATCTTGCAACTGTTGAATTATACATGATTCAAGCAGTACCATTAACAGAGATTAATAAAACACATACTGCAATTGCAAACATAGGAATAGATTCTTATACAGTAGCAGGTAGTACAAGTGCATCTATTACAGGTAACTCAACAACAGTACAAGTTGGTGGAATATCTGCATACGCTACAGAAAATTACAGATTCGAAACACTTAAAACATTAATAGGTACTATGGAATTGCCTGGTACTACAATGAGTGCAACAATTAAAACAACAAATGCAACAAGTCCAGATGGGTCAGAAACTTCATTTGGTCAGTCAACAACAAATACATCAATTCCAATAAATGAAAACTTTGATATGATTACATCATCTATGGTTGCTTCTACAATAAATGAAACAAATGAAATGTCTGGTAGTAAGTCATTAGTACTTAAATTAACACTAAGTACACCTACTGGAGTATCCCATCTTTCACCTGTATTTGATACAACAAGATTATCTGCTCATTTAATACAGAATAGACTTAACAAACCTATATCAGGAACAACTCCAGAATTTGTTGTTGAAACAGCAAATATTGGTGGTAGTGTTGAAAACAAA